TTGCTACTGGGTGAAAATAATCCAGTAGTTCCACTATTTGAAAAAGCATATCTAGGCGAACCAGCACTACCATTTGAAACAAGTAAAGTGTTTGTTCCAGATAAAGTAACATCTCCACTTATATCTAAAGAACCATTAACATCTATTGTGGTAGCGTTTAATTCTATTTCTGTATCTGAAACTAAATCTAAAACTCCATCTGCTGATTGATGTATATAACTTGCATCATCTCCAAATTCTAGCCTATTGGTGCTAGTTATCATTACTGCATCAGTTGCTAAAGTTATTGGGAATGTAGTCCCATTATCTCCATCTTTTACTGATACATGAGTAGTCCCATTTCCCCCACCATCTCTGTCTACATGTAATAATTGCTCATAAGATGATGCTATTGATTGATTGCCTAAAGCCGCCATAATTCTCTCCTTTCCATGAGATTTTTTCCTAGTCTATTTCTAGGGGTTGTCAAATTCTAAGTATGTCCTTCCTTCTTGTGCAAATGACTGTAGTTGATCAGACCAGTTTGGAGATTCTCCTGCAAAGTCTCCTACTAATCCAGATAAACTGGACTGGGTTGATCCTACAGCAGTTGCAAAAGCTAATTTTAAAGCAGAATTAACTGATAAATTAGATGTCCCTGCTGTAGCATTTGCCCAAGCTCTTAACATTGTGCTAAGTGAGCCACTATATCCAGCAGATTCTAAACCTAGTCTTAGACATGTGTTAAATGATTTTCCAGTTGCATCTGTTCCAGCTAAGTCTGCAAAGTATTCTTTTAAAATTGTGTTATTACTTAATGCCATAATTCTTTTAGGTTAAGGGTCTAAATAAATAGACCCATAACCTTTTTATTTTATTAGTTGATTATACAACCTTATGATTTAATTCAACACCATAAGTGTCTGCAAGTTCTGTAGTTCCACAGAATATGCTTCCAACATAATCAGTTCTAAGAGCCGCGGCTTTTCTTTCCACTTCTACTCTCATCATTGGTCCTGCATAGCCAAAACCTATAGCCATTTTTGAAAATACAGCACCTATTGCATTACTTGAAGAAATTGCAATTTCTGGAGTTGTATAAACATCAATTCCAGCTAAAGTTCCTAAGAACCCAGTTTTTAGCATGTCATCTTGTGAGCTTGGTGATCCTCCAAACTGATTAGAAGTTACCAAGTCATTTGATAAGCCGTATGTCCCGTACACCGCTCTGGGATGATGTACCATAGCATAGGGAGCTGGAGCTGAATTAGCTTGTAAAGTTCCCAATGCCGCAAATATATCATCAACAGATATGCCATTAGTTGTATCACTAGATGTATTTGAAAAGTTGTCGAAGTTGGCTACAATCAATGAGTCTACCTTCGCGGCTATTGCGTTGCCGACTAGCTCTCCAGCAATTCCAGTTACATCATTTGCATTAGACAACACAGCTTCATCATGGATAGGCACTCTGATAGAATACATATCTAATGTGATTGTCTTTTTAACTGAATCAAGTTCTGTTGCACTAATCTCATCTGAATCATGCTCTCCATGTGCCGCAACATCTGCACTTGTAACAGTTGCACTACCTAAGTTATAAACTGGAAAAGTGATTGTATCAGCCTTCTCTCTTGATTCCATCATTACTAATGGGGTTGTTACATTGGATTTAGAAAAGTGTACCATCGCATCCGATAGCACCTCAACCAGTGAACCAGCTAAATCCCCAGTATCATTTACTGCCATTGTTATCTCCTTTTAAAGATTCTATCCCACTGCTCTTGGCTTATATGACTAAAAGAAGATCTGATCCTATTAGGGGTCTTGTCTTTACCTACTGATAAAGAAAAACCATCCTCAAAGGGAACTTCTTTTCCATCTAATTGGTATTTCATGCCATCCCTTGTGTTGGAAGCAGTTACTCTTCCTTTTGTGGGATCTTCAAACCCATGTAAGTTTGTAGCTTGTTTAGGTTTGGGATTGTCTAAAGGCATTTTTTACTTTTTGATAAATGGATAAGTCAATTTTACCTTTTTGATAGTCTCTAGCCGCATCTAATAAGCTTCTATAGCCTTGTGTAGAACTGGCTGGGGTTGAGCTATCAACAGAGGGAACATTGTTTTTATTATTAATTATTTTTGAATGGACAACCTTTAATTGTTGGTAATTCATTCCTTTAAAAGCCTCCCTATCTTCTTCTGGGAAGTCTAAAAGCATTTTTTCAGTCTCAGCATTTTCAAAAGAAACAAAGTTTTCATATTTAGGCATAATGTCATCTAATTTATTCTTAGCTTCTTCATACAGCTTTTTATATTCTTCCTTTTTTTCTAACTCTTCCAGTCTTTGTGTTTCAAATTTCTGTTCAAGTTCTTTTGCTCGTGATTCTGCTTTTGCAATCCTATCTTTCTTTTGCATTATTTCTCGCAACAACTCAGACTCTCGATTGCTTAAAGATTCTGATGCTTCTTGGTTTTCAGTTACCAACTCTTGCTCATTCTCTTGAGCTACTTCTGTTTCAGACATAAAGTCTCCTTTTGTTCATCATAATATAATATAGAAATAAACCTTTATAAAATGATCATCTATAAAGAAATGATTTTTTTTTAAAAGTTTTAATTTCTTGCTCTGCTTTTTTAAAAAAATCTTTTGTATTTTTTTTTAGATTTTTAAAGTCTTTTCCAGACTCAACATCTACTCCTATTCTAAGCTGATCTTTTTTTGAAAGCTTAAACCATAAATTTGTCCCCATTACAGCCATTAATCTTCTTGATAACTCTGGTTTTGCACCTATCATTTTTTAATCCTCATAAATCCACTCCATTTTTTCTCTTAATCCTTTTACTTTTCCTACTTTATTAACACAAATCATTTTTGATCTATTTAAAACAACTGAATATCCAAGCTCTTCTCCATATATTCCATCAAGAGATCTATCAACATGAATTAAATCAATTTTTTTATGAACTGCATAAGAACCTACATCCTGCAAATGATTATACTTACCACCATATTTAGGATTTAAATACTCACCCATTCTAAAAAATTCTCCAGTGCTTAAACCCTTTTCCTTAACAATTTTTCCAACTAAAGAATCTCTTTCATTTTTTAATAAAAGTTCAAGATCTGAAAAATTAACAGTTTTTGAACCATTTTGCATTGTAAACTTAAGAATCCACCCATTTGGATTTCCTAATTGTTCTGGTGTTGCTTGAGCATATCCATTTGCTGTGGCAAGTGACTCTCCTCCTTTTGTTCTAGGGTTTGAACAATAAATGCCATCCCCATAATAACCTTTTCCACTATATGTGTCTTTGCTTTTAAAATAAGACTCAGCAGACTTTTTATCAACATTAATCCCTCTATAATATATGTCTCCATTTCCATCAGTTCTCAGAATCTTATTAAATTCTTTATTGCTCACTGATCTTGGTTTTTCCCACATTCCCTCATCTTTTAAATATTGTTTGAGTAAAAGATTTTGCCTTCCAATATCACTTCCTCCAGTAATAGCCTCATTTATGCTCCATATCATATCATTAAACATTTCTTCTAATGTTTCACTTGCAAATTCTGGATTAGTATAAACTTTAAAATATGCTTTTTTTGCTAACTCTGGATTTTTTTGATAATTATCTAAAAAAGTTTTTGCATGTTTTAAATTTTCAGCTTGTCTTGCTTTTGTTAAATCAAATTTAGAACTAGCTATTTTTTTATTATATTTTATATCTTCTATTTTTGCTATTTTAATAGCCTCATCTAAAGATTTGTTTCTTGCTCTTATGTTTTTTTCTAATTGAGTTAATTTTTTTTTCTTTACTTGTTTTGGTTTAATTTCTGTTTTTTTAATTGCAGTTGATTTTTTCTTATCTCTTAAAATAGGTTGCTCTACTTCTTTGTCTTTATAATCAACTGGCAGTAATTGACATCTACAGTTATATCTACAAATGCTAAAACCAGACTGGGGTAATCCAACAGTTTTCCAAAACTCTAATGAATCTACTTCCCCATGTCTAGGCTGACAGTCTGCACATACTCTTTTATCACCAATAGCTGTCCATCTATATTGTTTTACTCCTGCTTTTTCAAATGTACTTCTGGAAGCATTACCTCCAGAGATTCCTATTCCACTTTTAACAGTGTTTTTTATTTGATTTCTATAATTACCAAATAACCTTCCACCAGTTCTTAAATCATTTATAAAAACATCTTTGATAGCTTTGTTGTCCATTCCAGATGCTTTCATAGTAGAGATCAACCCTTGTAGATCCATTGTAGTCTCTCCTGCAATAGTTGAGAGCTGTTCTCCTATACTAATAACTAAATTAGGCATCTCTTAAAAGTTTTTCTATTCTAAGCTCAACAGCTTTTAAACATTGTTGTTCTGCTTTTTTAGTTATCCCAAACCATTCTCTTTTAGGAAGATTCCCTGCTCCAGTTTGATGATATAAGCCTATTTGTTGATTAGTTACCTTTCCCCTTAATTGTTTTTTACCCGGATGTATATTGACAAACTGTTTGCTTTTACTAGCTCTTGATCTGACTAATTTTCTCATTTTATCTTCATCAACTAAAACTTGATCATTTCCTTTTTTGTTAATAGTTGATTGTTTAAGAAGTTTTAAACCTTTTCCATTTACATCAGTTCCAACATTTAATCTTTTAAAGTGATCTTTTACAATAATGTCTCCAGCAAAGTTTAATTCTTTACTGAGATCTAGTTTTATTTTACTAAGATCAAAATGCTTTTCTAATACCAGTGCTTTGCTCACATTCTTCTCAATATCTTTTCAGCAAACTTCTTTCCTTCTTTTGAGGCTTTTTGTATTTCATCTAAATGCTCTTTTAAAAAAGCATCCCCTAATGATAATAAATAACCTTCTGGATCTTTTAATAAAGCATCAATGTCTATTACTTCCAAAATGTTATCTGCATTTTTATCTACTTCCTCATTTAACAGATCCATTTTATCTAAGTAATTATTAATTAACTTCGCCAAGTTTTCTTAGTCCTTCAAATGTAGGAACTGCTGGAGTTTGTTCTTCTGGTTCTTGTGGTTGCTCTTGTTCAATCTCTTCCATCTTCTGATCAATCTCAATGTCTGGGAGATCTGGATTAAAATGTCTCATAAGCTCTTTTTGGGTCATAATACCGTTCTCTAACATAAATAAAAGCTTATCTTTTTCTGCACTCCAGTCATCTGGAAAGCTTGTTTCTGCAAAGTCTACAGCATAAGACTCATCAAATACTCTATTAGTATGAACTTCTATTATTCTCCTATCAACCATGTATCTCATTTCTTCAAACTCTTGAAATACTGGAATATCAGACTCTCTGCTTTCAATGTTCTCAATGCTTAATATTTTAAGAGCTTGTCCACTTGGAATCTGCCCTTGTTCTCCCCATCTAACAGATAAAGCATGATTTTGACCAGTAACATTTAATAACTGTTTAATTCCTTCAATCATACTGGGGATATTGCTTGGAGGAGCTACAAAGTCCATAGAACTTCCTTCTGGTAAAGATATTAACCTATCTACTCCCCACCTAAGATCTGGAACAGCTTGATCAATGCCAGTAATAACTGGTGATCCCATTTGATAACGAGTAGCTAACATAACTTCTGTAAATGCTATTGAAGCATGTAGAGAAGCAAAAACAACATCATAAGAATGATAAGGGAATGAAGCTCTACTAATAGGATTAACCCCATAAGGATTGATCATTTCAGTATTATCTCCTATTGGGTACATTCTACCTTCTAAGTCAAATTTAAAGTGCATCCCTTGTTCCCCATCTCTATCCTCAGACCAGAAAACAAATTGTCTGTCTCCATTTTCTTTTTTCTCTATCTCATAACTGTAACCATGTGGTTCACTATCTCCTATGTGATAATACTCTTTAACAAATGGTAAAATATGGTATTCTATTCTTTGCTTTCTTTCATTCCATGTAGACTTCATGTGCATGTTTCCAAGTAGCCAACAAAGCTCAGAAAATACCCTAGACTGCGAATTTAAGTGATAGGTAAAGTCCATATACTCTTCTGCTATTTTTCCACCTATAAACCTTTCTGCTGGTTTTTTGTATAACATCATTCTAGCTCTTGCAAATCTAGGAACTAATCTCAATGGCAACACTGGGATCTGGGATAAAGTAGTTCCGGGAAAGTATTGCTCTATGTGAGCTTCCATGTTTTGATTGTAATAAAAATCTAGTGCAGTCTCTCTTTTAGCATACTCTTCTTTTAACAAAGCATCTTCTGCATTTTTAACACTATAAAGAACTGCCTCTCTTCCTAGATCTGGGATTGTTATTTTATCATGATATTCCATTTTTTACCATTCCATGCTTATTGGTTTTCTATTAACTATTGGATATTTGTAAGCAATATAATAACTACTTGCATCCAGCATGTGAGTTAACGCTATATCACTTTTATCTATTTTCCCATCCCTTGTTCTTTGGACTTGCTCTAAGTCTTTTATCAAATACCTACATTGTGGATCTACTGTCATCCTAATTCTTCCATTACTATCTTTTAACATCCTATTAAGTGCATTGAGTCTATCAATAACTGGAGGATTGCTCTTCTTAGCTACAACATGAAAGCCATGATCTCTTAAAATCTGGTGGTCTGATCTGTTGCTGGTTGTTGATCTGGCTGATCCTGCACTGTCTGGATAACATAAAGTATATGGAGCAACCTTCTTCATTTCTCTAGCCATTTCCTCTGTGTTGCTGTTTGTCAGTCGTATTTCCTTTAAATAGTGAATTGAATCTGACTGCTCCATAATAAGCACTGCACTCATAGCCGATACATTAAAGTCCAGACCCCATACTAAGTTATCTGTTTTATGAACAGCTTTTCTTATATGGGTTTTCCTATCAAAATTATATGCGGCTCTGTTTCCAGTAGTCTCAAATGACCCCAGAAATTCTGTTTTAAATGCTCTCTCATCCATTAAGCCTCTGGCTTTGTCTATCTCTTCTTGAGACACATAACCACCATCAACAGTTGTATAATGCCATGATTCCCAGTCTGGGTTAGCTCCTTGTCCTAACATATAAGCATCATATAAATGATCATAGCCATTAGGTGTTCCAATAAATAAAGCCTCTCCATCTGTAGTTGTAAGCATAGGATAAACAATTTCATCCCAGACATGTGGTTTGATGTAGCTGTATTCTTCTAAAACCACCATGTTAAGACCAGCTCCCCTTAAATTATTCTCCTGCTCTGCTCCTTTTATTGCAATCTCTGAGTTATTAGGAAGCTTTATAAGTAATTCACTTTCATTTATTTGACAATCATAGTCTCTGAATATAGATCTCATCAGCTTCCATGTTGTTGTCTTTCCTTGTCTATAGGTGGGCGTAATTATCCAGCGTCTTTCATCTTCTAAGATAGGCTTAGTTAAAAGCCATATTAAACTTAAATGAGACTTTCCAAATCTTCTACCAGCTACAAGAACTTTTCTTTTAGCTTTTGATTCAATGATTTCTCTTCTTTTCTTATCTATTTTCCAGCTAATCAATGGACATTATTTGTATAGGTTCTGATTTATGAGTTACTTCCTTAAACTCTCTGCTCTTTCCTTCTAGCCTCTCTATTATGAATTGAATTGCTCTCATATCACCCCTCTCAGCTAGTTGAAACAACTTCCCTACAACTTTGTCTCTTCTTTCCACATCATCTATTTTTGTAAAACTATACTGCTTTATTAAATCACTATAAGCACTTCTTCTTCCTTTTGGGTTTCCAGATTGCCCCTTTTTCCATCTGTTCCCAAGTTTATTCCCTTTTGCAAATTGACCATTAGGCTGTTTGTTCACTGTTTGTTTTTTATTCATATTCCACTAATGCCATTACAAATGCTTTATTTAATTTTTCTACTAATTCTTTTACTTTAGGAGTGTCAATCTCATAAACATCAAATTCTAATCTATAGTTATGAGTAGACTTTAAATTTTTAATACCCACTAGCTCAGTGGTTAAGACTATCCCTTCTTCTTTATTTGGCATGTGAAAAGAGTGTAATCATACTTTGTAATTTAAATGATGAATAAACCTTTTAACAATATTATAAATTATTATTTAAAATAATTTTGTTTGTATTTTTGGCTTATAGTCTGCATTATATCTTTTGTTAGCTCCTTTAGGATAGTCTTGTATTTTCATTTTTAATGAATTAAGCATTTTTTTCTTTTGTTTTTTAGTTCCATGAAAAAATAAATATCTATATGTCCTTTTCATTTTTTCTTTTTTAACTACTTTTCCTTTAGACTCATTAAATCTATTCATGTCAAAAGTAGTCCCATCATCAAATGTATATCTAAATTTTCCACTACTTCTTCCAGTATAGATCCAATTTGTAGCTTGGTAAATATATCCATGATGGCTTTTATTGGCATCAGCAAAGCTAACAATACATGTGGGTTTAGGTAGTTTTTTTAATGACTGACTGACAAAGTATGATAATACATTTTTTTTTAAGTTGTCATTAACACATAATCTGTTAAGCTCTAAAGTATAAACTTTATAATTATTAAAAACACAATCTCCATCATTATAATGAAAATTTGCTGACATTCCAAAAGTAATCACTCCACATAAATTTTTAAAAGCATTAAATAATCCAAAACAGTAAGATATTGATGGTAATCTTTTTAAGTAATGTTTATGTAATAGCCATTCATAAGTTTCATGCTTTTTTATTGACTCAATAGTATAGATGTCTTTTATTGACAGTCTGGACATGTTTTCTTTTTTTTCCCTATACTTGGCATGATATTATTTGAGTATTTAGTATATCTTCTTCTGCTTCTAAACTTCTCAACTTTTTCCCATAAACATTTACATTGATCACATACAAAAACATATTTATCAGTATTATCAGCTTTCCACTTTTTCTTTTTTTTTTCAAAGCTTCTATACCTCCAATGATCTTGCATTTTTAGTATATAATCAATTATATGCTCATCATCCATTATTTAAGATATTTACTCAAGTGCTGTAGTCCTCTTGCTTCTGGGTTTTCCTTTTTAAATGTTTCAAAATCAACTCCACCACCTTTGTAGTCTGTTCCTTCTTCATAAGCTGTTATAACATTATTTATAGCCTTGTTTGGAGCTTTGTTTGTGTAATCAACAGCACAACAACTAGATCCCTTTTGTAAATCCCATTTAGTGCTAGGAAGTTCCCTCTTTCCACATTTACTGCAATAAGCTTTATAGTATGCTCCAGATGGTACTTTGTCAAATTTAGACTCTATTGGCTGATATGTCTTTTTTTTTACTTTCCACTCTTTATCATTTTTAAGCCATTTGGATAACCTTCTTTTAATATCAAATGTTTTCTGCATTTCAAATCTCATCTTTCTGCCATTTTCATTTGATTCAGTCCAATAGTCAATAAAACTATCTACTTGATTTTCCCCAGCATCTAAATCTTTTCCAATTTTTAATGATTGATTTTTAAACTCTTGTTCCCTTGTTTCTTTATCTTTAACCTTAATTTTATATTGATTTTTTTCTTTTTCTTTTTCTTTAAGGGTTATATTTTTATTTTTTAGGGTATCTATACCCTTTAACAAACCTTTTTCATCTAATCTTTTAATAACTGATAAATGAGGTTTACTGTTTTCCTTTAACACTCCATATTGAAATTCAATAAAGCTTGGGATGTAGTATTGATCTTCTCCTTGTATATAATTCATCTTCTTTTGGATCATTTCTGGTAGGTCTTTAAATGCCACCTTTTCTCCTATAAAGAACTCTGCGGCTTCCCAGTCTGCATCCCAGATTCCAGCATGATCACATTTAGTGAGTATATAAATCCAGAGTAGTTTGTTTTTAGTTGTTAGCTTTCTAAACCAAGCCTTATCCCATATTTTTGTGTCTATGAATCTTTTTGCCATTGTTTTTGCTCCTTTTTTAGTTGTTTTATGTAGTTTAATAAAGTTTAGATCTCTGAAAAAACATTAACCTTGCTTTATATTTAGGAATATAGTCATCATCAACATCATAAATATAATAAGGTTTTGAGACTCCTTTAGATCTCAAATACATGTTATTAGTTGTCTTTGGAATAAGTAAAAATTTCTTTTTTGATTCTTTAGTTACTCTTGGAAATGCATGTCCTATCTTTTTAAAATCCCTAAATATTACAAACAAAGGAACACATGATGGGGATTTATAAAACTCAGTATTTCCATTTTCAACATCTTTAACATTCTTTTTAAAAGTTTCATTATAATTTAAATACCAGCGAACTCTAGCAAAGTTAATAAAAAAATTATTATTTTTATGCTTTGTTAGCGTGTTAATACTAACCATGTTATCACCTTCTATACCAAATTCCACAACTACCTCCCTTAATATTTTTCTAGTTCTTGTTCTAATTGTTCTTTAATTGCTTTGTAATCCCATAGGCTTTTATCTATCGTGTTTGCCCTTCTTTTTAGTTTAGTGAGTCTTGATCTGCCTAAAGCTTTTTCTGCCCAGTCTTTAGCCTCTAAAGGATGTTTATGCCACCAATACAGATGGCAACCTAAACACAAAGCCTTTACATTTAATAATTCAAATTGCATTTTAGGGAATTTTCCTCTTGGGTAAATATGTGAAGCATGAAGATTCTCAGTTTTACCACATTTTAGACATCTTTTATCCCTTAATAAAACAATTTGTCTAACTAATTTGCTCAGTTTAACCTTTTGATGCTTTTTCATAATTCCTTCTATCCAGCTCTTTCATTCTTTTATGTGCATAACCATCTTTTTGTATAATCCCTTTTCTTAAAAGATCATGATAAAATCTAACTATAGCAAATCTTCCTTTTAATTGTTTATAGTTTTCTTTATACCCCACCAGAACCCCCAAACAAATCATCTTCTAGCTCTTCTAATGTTTGTTCTTTTGGCTGTTCAGGGATTTCTGTACTGTTACTTGATGGCTTTTTAAATCCATTGTTAATAAACTCTACAGTTTTTTCCATACCACATGCAACTTGAAACATGTAAGGAATAATCCTTTTAATTTCATCTACCATGTCTTTATGATCTGTGCTAGTGGTTGTTTGAGCTACAAGCCTAGTAGCATTATTAAAAGCCATTCCCCATCTAATGTCATCCTCTCTACTACTTTTCATAGGTTCTTTTTTATTAGGATTTATAATTTTAGACCTAATACTTTTTACATCATCAGATGTAGCTGGTCTAACATCCCAAACCATTCTCCCATTTGAAGTGGTTTTCATATTAATATAAACATTCTCATTCTTTTGAAAATCATTTATTTTTTTGTATAAAGTCTCAGACATCTTAAAATCAAACTCATTGTCTGGATTTATTTTATAAGATTCTTCTCCTTGTGTTGGTATTGCTAAACCTTTATTTTTTGCTTCTATTGAAAAGTCTAAATAGGTTTTACCATCAAACTGTCTTGCTTCTCCAACAACACTAGCAGGGTCTTGTAATAGTTCTAAAACTATTGGATTGTTAAGGTGATGTTGTTTTTTTAGTTGTAAAAATGCCATTTTAAGCTCCTTTTATTTTAATAAAATTATAAATTACTACTAATGCTAAAACTATTAGCCAAACTCTCATAGATCTATCTAGCCAATAATTAAGCACATCTAATAAGTCATCTAAAAAGTTAATCATTATTTACTCCTTTACTCATAATACTTTCTACTGTATAAAATAGTCTCTACAGTCTTTTTTATTTTGTTGAGTTCTTTGTTTATTTTATTGAATTTAATTGAAATATACCACCTTAATAAATAATGATAGATAATAGTTAATATTGCTATATAAACTAAAGTAGCCACATCAAAACCATTTTCTATCAATGATTCAAACCAATATTTCATTTTTTACTCCTTAATCCTTCAATAAATACACTGATGACAAATATAAAAAAAGTAACTATTGCAATAAAAATTCCAATTTGTAATAAAGAACTTGCAAACAAACTTAAATTCATATTCCATTCCCAAAACTCTCCAGCATAAATTCCTAATAACATAAGACCTCCTAAAATAAAACAGTTTGATTTTTATTAGGCTCTGGATTAATAGCAAAGTATTGAGAATATCTTTTGCCATTTAATGCTACAATAGTTTTTGATCCTATTTCCATCCCTTGCTTTTTTAGGTCATTTATTCTACTAGCTAATCTCATACATCCAAATAGGCTAAAAGCCTCTAAACTTGTAAGCTTAAAGCCTTCATTCAGATAGTTCTTGATCTCTTCATTTTGACTCATTTTGCCCCCTTTATTTTGATTCTGATTGATTAGTAATTTTATTTCTTAAATCTTTATATGGAATTTCATTTTCGACAACTCCATACATTTCAATAAAATGATCTATACATTCTAATAACATGTCATATTCTTTTTGATTTAAAAAAGCATGATGTTTAGGAGTATTTTCTATCTTATCCCTATCTCCATTATACATGTCATTTACAGTTTTATCATAAGCCTTTTGAAATCTATTAGAAATGCTATTGATTCTTTTACATAAAGCATTAAAGTGATTTAATTTTGCAGTATCACTGTCCAGATTTTCACCTTCTGTTATAGTCAATAAAGACTGAACAGAATTAAATAGATTCATAAAATTAGTCTCTAGCTCTAAATATTGTTCTTCACTATGCTCTCTTATCATAATTAACTCCCCATTAGTTTGTTTATTTTATTAGGATCAACAATTTCACCTAAAAAATTATCTTTAACACTTAATATTTTAATATTAGGACAACCACCTAAGTCAATGTGCCATCCAGACTTTTTAGCATCTTGATACTGTAATAATAATCTCCCAAGACTATCATCTATCAATACACCAAAGTCTAAATCTGGATGATCAAATTCCACTTCCATTGAAAACCTTTGAACTTTAGCACATTTATTACACATTTTCATGTAGGTATTATATTGTCTTTTAGTAAACTTTTTGTCACAATGTATGCAAGTCATGATTATTTATTAAAATATTTTTGTTTTTCTAAAATGTAATCTATAGTGTCATCATATTCATCTATACCAGATTTGTCATAAAGTTCCTCAATCATTCTACATAAAGAAACAGTAGTGTCTTTTATATCTTGAGCTAAATCTTCTATTTCCCAATTAACTTTTAATTCAGCATCCTTTAGTTTTTCTAGTTTTTTATCTTTAGTCATTTTAAACCTTTTTAGATAATATTGTTGCTTTTGTATGACACCATTCTTGAGTATTTTTAGCAAATTTTAAAAACTCTGGTTTTATGTTGCAACACTTTTTACAGCTATCCTTTTGAGTAGCTTGAACTGTTTTAGTTTTTCCACCTATAACAGTATGTTGTTGCATCAAAGTTTTCATACCATCCTGCTCTACTTTTGACAACATCTTAATTACAAGATTTTCTACACTTCTATTTATCCCATCATAAGCATTAGGGGATAATCTAAATCCCCTATCTCTGATAAGTTTTTTTATTTTACTTTTTTGAATATAATTGCTCACAACTTTCCCCTTTTTGCTTTTATTATTTAAACTAATTTAGATGCTTGTTCATAAGTGTAGTTAAAAGATTTATAATTAACTGTACACCAAGTGCATTTTTTAGTTCCATGCTGACAGTAAATGTTTTTACCATTTAACTTTTCATCTTCTTTTCTTATAGCTTTTTCTAATAAAATAATTGCTTTAGTGGCATTTGGTTTTCCTATAATATCTGTGTAACCTTTATAAATTATTTCTCTTGCTAATTTTATTATATCATTATTCATTATTTGCTCCTTTTGTTTAATAAATATGATCTATTAATTGCATTATAAGTTTGAGACATACCTTTATAATCTCCAAATAATTTATTATCGCTTTTGATCTCTCTTAAAATGTGATCAATATCAATTTGGGTGTACATACCCTCTTCTTGACCAATCCATTCAAATTTAACAATATTTTTAATCTTCTTTTTTAGTTGTGGTACAAGTAGGGTTTTATAATCATACCAACTCATTCTATTAACACCCATTGAGTAATATAGATGAATTAATATAAATTCTTCTATTACATTATAAGTGTATGTTTGTTTTTTCATTTTATGCTCCTATTTTGTTAAAAATTAAACTATTCACATAACAAATATAGTAATAAATATTAAAAAGTCAAAGGGTTTTAAAAAAAATTTAAAGGGTTTAACTCATTAGAGGGGACTAAGGGGAGCAAAGTAGTTGTGAATAGGTATGACAACGGAGCAAGGCTGTCAAAACTCCCCTTAGTTGTAGGGAAAAATATAATAATTATTTATTAAAAATCAAAACTCCTCAATAATTTTCATATTAACTGAAAAGGTATCAAATGCAACTTGTCTCATAGATAGAGAATTTTGATTAAATCTAGCAAAAATATGCTCTGACTCTGCCCCATCTCCAGCAGAGCTGTTATCAATGCTAAAAATAAATGGTAGTCCATTCCCATTAGTCATGTTCCAGACATCTTCAACAACTGCATCATCAGCTAACTGATTTGATGTGTATTCATCTGGCATGACATCTGTAGAAGCTAAATGGCTAAATGACATATCATAAGAAATTCTGCCTCCATAAATGTTCTGAGGATTAGATGAGATTGAAAACGGAGATTTAGATGTTGAACTTGCTAATCTTCCAAAATTAGTAATATTAGAATATTTTTGACCTCCTAAACTTTCATTTATTTTAACACCATCAAAAGTAATTGATCTGGTAACTGCTAAGTCTGGACTCACTGGCATATCATAAAACTGACCTATCATAATGCACCCAATAGATAGATCTGTTGATGTAAATGTTCCATCACTTCCCTCAAATTGTAATCCAAAAAACTGCTCACTATTTTCTGTAAATGTTATAATAGTTGATCCATTTGTAGCTGGAGTAACCAGAAAAGGATCTGATCCAGTTATAGTATCTGCATTAACAACTTCTGTTCCTTGTATTTCAGTTGCACTAGCATCATGATCTATCACATTTATTCTGTTTTCATTAGCCGATGAAGCTAACCTAAATGATGCTCCTGCACTTACCATGTTATGATTTAAAATAGCTAAAAAACTATATTTTTTACTTGAGTCCCCTTTATCAATTATAACTGCAACATGCCCATCAGTATCAGCACTTGTGTCAAAAGTAACTAAATTTAAAGGGTTCATATCAAACAACTCTGCTTCTGATCCAGTCACAAAAGTTCCCATAAATCCAGATCCAGTTGCCATTACATCAAAATTTCCATCTTGTGCAACTCCTCTTGATAATCTGTAGCTAATATCATCCACATAAAATCTAGGGGTTCTTATATTCATATTTGCCATATTTATCTCCTATGAAATTTGTTTAGCTTTAATTTTTAATTCTCCCCTAGATCTTGATGTTGTTATGATCATAAAATTAATATTTGACCAGCTACTAGAGTTATATCCAAAAGGGGTCTCTGGATACATATTATTATTATCAAATTGAAGAATAGACCCAACTTCTAAATCATAAAAAGCTGGATTAACTAAGGTAAAATCAATTTCTAATTTTATATCACCAAATAAATTATAATAATGACTTATAAAAGTTTGTAATGTTCCAGCATCAAACTCAACATCATTTGGATTTTTTACAAAATCTAGTGTAAATGTTCTTATATTTTCTTTTGTTTGAATATTATATTTAGTTCTAGTGGCATCTACTTTGTGAGTCTCTTGCCTTCTATGTTCAGCTATTGCAGGATGCCTTCCAAAGTTTACAACCATACTTGTGAATATTTCATTAAAATCCACATGTCTTAAACTTACATCTGCTATATCATTTTTTGATAGAGTGGTTATGTCTCCAGAGCTATATGAGTTTTTAATATAAATATATTGTGGCTTTGTTGAGTCTCCTTGTTTGAATCTAAAAATAAAACACCCTTCAAACTGCATTTGCTCAAGAACTTCTTTTAAATCAAATTCTTTATTTATCCATACCCTTACATCCCAGTCACTTCTATTGCTGTTTAAACTTGTCCATCCATCAATATTTACATTTGGACTTGTTGCAACATCTAAGCCAGTAAATCTATTTAATAAATCTAAATGAGCTTCATGAATATTTAAAACTGGTGATCCACTTCCAGTGATATTGTCACTCGGCCCATCATTAGCTATGTATAATTTTTTAGGGGGTTTTTTCTCTTCTCTACTTGCTACAATTTTTATATTATAAATTTTAAAACTTCCTGCTACTGCACTAGCTGTAAATCCATCCCAGATCATAAATACATAAATTTTGTCTCCATTATTAGATGAATAAGGTAATTTTATAGTATTTTTAGAAACATCAGCAGTAATGTTATTATCTACAAAATTTTCTGATGGAGTACCTACTGCTAAAATAGCTTTTCCTCCATCAGTTGTTTCATCCCATTCATATTCAAACTCTAAAATATTTAAATTTCTAGTGGTAAATATTTCCTCATTATCTTCATGAGAAATAGCTGTAGTGTTGAAAGCTCCTCTAGTTACTGTTAATGTATTTGAAGAAACATTTGTTATTGTCATTATTTCTTCTTTTAACTTAATCACTGCACCTTCAAAAATATCATTAGTGCTAAAACCACTATCTATATTAAATGTATCTGCAGTTGCATTAAAATCAGAGTTATTTACTTTTATTTCATTTTGATCAGAATCAACAACCTTCTTAAAAGACTCCTCATCTTCTGGAATATTAATATCAAAAACATATCCAGCTAATAATGTTGAGCTTGTTGATGCAGTAAACTGAGCAAATGTGCTAGAATTTCCATCAATCATGTTTGCTGTGTTTGATGCTGTAATTCCAGAGTCTAATTGATATTGAGTTAATTTATTTGGAGTTACTGTAAAAATATGTCTACATAAAGGGTTGGCTTTTGCATGATCAGCGTTGTCTGTGTTTACAGTTGTGTCTATTGCATCTAATAAAGGAACAAAGACATTAAATTGCTCATTATAAATAGCCAACTCTGCTTCTGCACTTGCACTATTTGCATTTGTATATAAAGCAAATCCCTCATGAATTTTATTAAACTCTACTGGTCTATAAGCATAGGAAGTTAAATCTGTTACATCTTGAGGACTTGCTAAGGTAGATGCTGAGTTTCTTGTGTAGTTTCCATAAGCAATAGGAACTATTTTTCTTTTATCTGTTGTCCTTGTGTCTGGAATAGTTATCATGTTCCAAGGTCTATGACTATTCATCCTTATATTTAATTTTTGCCCATCTGTTGTGATGCTTACAATTCTAAATGATCCAATTTGAGTAGGAGTGTCCTCATTTATCTTTGAATGAACTGTACACTCTCTGTTAATATAAGCATTTGTGCCTCCAAATAGCTCCTTGCTGATCAAATCTCCTTGATAGGTAAAGTCTGGTATGCTTATAGTTATTCCACTTGTTTTAGCTGTGCTTCTCATTAAGTCAATAGACTCTCTAATGCTAGGACTGTTTAATATTACACCATGATAAAAATTAGAATTATAAGTGACATCTGAAAATGCAAAATATAAAAATCCACTATTATTATTGGATAATTTAAAAAGCCAATTTTCTCTGATATTCCCTAGCTTTATTGAAGTCCCAAAAGCCATTATGTCTCTAAGGTTGCTCTGTTATCTGATAAAGCTGATTGAATTGCAGGAATAATTGTATCAACAACAGTATCATCAACTAATGGAGCTGAAATATTTAAGGTTATATTGTTCCCCATGTTGCCAGTAAGATTTTCCTGCTGTGCTTGGTTTAAAATCACTTCTCCTGGAGTTAGCATGGCTGGTACTGAGTCTGTGTTTCCTTGTCCCGGAACTATACCACCTTCTGCAAAGTTTCTGGCTATTGTGCTAGACATCAATGATCCAAAAGCCGCACCCCCAGCTATAGCCAAAGGTGCTGAAATAATTGGAGGGAGTGGGGTAGTAGCTAAAAATTTACTAATATAAAAAGCCACTGCTTTTTGTACTTCTCCACTAACAAAAGATATAGTAGCTTGTTTTGCCGCTTTCTCAGAAGCAAATAAAGCATCTGAAGTTGAGTTAATTGCACCAGCAGAAGCTATAGCAGAAGCTATGGCAGTGTCTAAATTTTCATTAAATACTTTAAAATTATCAGAACTGCTTTTTGTTTTGGTTTCTAAATATCCTAATGATTCAGCTAGTTGTGGATATTGATCTATTAACCTTTGAATATTTTGAGCCTCTATCTCTTGCTCTTCTGCTCTTTCCCTAGATGTAGCTAAAAATTTCTGATAACTTTCATCACTTTGATTTATTATTTCATTCTCTGCTCTTCTAAGTTCAAGTGTTTGAGGTAATGTGTTTTCATTAACAAATTGAGTTAATTCTGCTTGTTTTTGCTCTTCTATAAGCATAGCACTTAATGCTGTTTGAACTAATGCAACTTGCTTTTGATAATGTCCATAATTTGTTGATGTTTCTTGAATAAATTGATTATTTCTAGCCAGTTCATTTTGTAACTCTACTAACTCTTCTTTTGATAATCCTTTGATAGAATTTGCAAAAGCATCTATTTTTGACTGTGCAGAATCATCAACAATTCCAACAAAAGTTCCAGAGACTTCATCTCCTAAAGTTATCATGCTAGTCATGGAGTCTGCCATTGAAGCAAGTAAACCAGTAACAGATCTAGTAATTGGACTTAATTTCTCTCCTATTGCAATAGATAAAGTTTCCATTGATACTGACAACTGTGCTACAGTGTCTTTTGTGTTCAGTTGCTCTTCTCCTAAGTTTGCAACTAACTCATTTGCAACTTTCATAGTTTCATTAACAAAAGCTTGTTTTTTTTCTTGATCTGTTAATTCTTTTACAGTTTTATTAATTGAATCAGCAAAATTTTTATTAGCTTTTTCAATATCAACCATAATACCTAAGTTATCTAACATTAATTTTGACTGCCTACCTAAACCAGTCACTAATGATTCAACTCCAAACCTTGTGTCTTGTCCTAATGCTGATGCTAATCTTTGAGCAACATCAAACATATTAGCCATTTGTTCTTCATTATCTGTAATGCCTAAAAGCATGGCATTATTTGCTTGTTCCATCAACTCAATAGAGCTAACTGTTCCATTAGTTGCTTTTGTGAACTTGTCTAATGCATCAGCAGAAAAACCAGAAGAACTTGCTAAATTTTCAAATCCAACAGATACAGCTTCAAACCTTCCAAAATCTTCAATAGACTTAGCAACCCCAGCTATAACTCTTTCAATAGCAACAAAAGCTGTGACAGCTCCTCCAACAGTCTTAGCCATTTTACCTATAGACTGCTCTACACTTCCTAACCTTCTTTGAGCTTGTTGTTGTCCTTTTACACTTAACTTAATATTTAAATTTTTATCTGCCATTTTTCTTGTCTGCTTTATTTTTTAAGGCTAAACCCATTTCATTTTTAATAATATTAAACATTGTTAATTTATCTGCACTTGTCTCATCTAATGTTTTTCCCAGTGGAATGTTGTAATCAGTGACATAATGATACTCATTTATTAAGTTAAAATACTCATCATTAATAACATAAATAGGATTAGCAAATATGGGTAGAAGATAAAAAAGTTGCTGTCCAACAGAGTAATCATCTTTTGTTGCAACCAATTCAATTTCTTCCCAGATATCATCTTCTGTAATAAAATCCTTTCTTTTTTTTGTAATAGGGGATAAAGCTGTGTAGGGTAATATTAATTGATCATGTGGCTTTTTATTAAAAATCCAATACCAAACAGTATAGCTTAATCCCCATCTCCTTTTTTTTCCTTGTCACTGTAACCTAAATAATCCATTAGACATTGAGTCAAAATTTTAATTTGATTTACATAATCAAATTTTTCTAAATCTTTTTCTGGATCATTAAAAGCTAACTCAGCTACAAAGGCTAATAAAGTATTGTATTCTTTTTGTTTTACATTTTTAGGGTCTTTATAAACATCAGAAAACCAGCCTTGTAAAGTGAGCTTGTCTTTATAGGTTATTTCTTTTACAATTATTTCTTTTTTATTGTGTTTTATTTTCATTGATTAGCAAGTTACTTCAATTAAATCAGCACTGGATGTTATTCCAGATCCTATTGCTTTTACAGAAATATCTAACATCATTACACTTCCTTCATTAAAAGCAACATCTGTGATAATTGATTTAGGCATCTGAAATTCAAAAGCACCATCACTAGGGTCATTATCACTTCCCATCAATGTTATGCCAGTTGATGCCCCAGTTGTTTGTGAATTAAAAGCATTAAACATTCCTACAAAATTATTATCATAGACTACACTAAAACTAGCTGTAGCTCCAACTTCTCCAGATCTGGTTGCAACCTCAAAACCTCCAGCAGATATTCCACTAAAGACAACTGGATTGACTAAATCAAGACTAAAAGAGCTTAGTACTGCATTTGCTGTTCCTGCTATAATTCTGTCATCTGCATCCCAGCTACTCATAAAATAATTATTTTTTGTAATAGCTGTGTCAATAGCAGTGGTTGCATCTATTAAACTTTCAACAGTGCTTCCACTTTGAAAAGTAGCACTGAATTTGATTCTACCACCTTCGGTTCCTGCATCTCCAGAAAAACTTAACGAAGTACACAAACAGTCCTTAAATGTTAAATCTGCATTAGTTTCCATAGCTGATTTAAAAACTATTGTTAAAATCTGATTTGATGTGGTTGTTGTTCCAGACTTATAACTAGCAGAAGCTACATTAGAAGCTAAAACATAAGGAACAGCAGTATCTAAGGTGAAATGAGATAATAATAAATCTAATACCTCAGTTGTAGCTGTTCCACTTACACTAAATTCCTTTACACTTTGAGTAATTGACTGATGAAAATCAGTTTCTTGTAATACTCTTGATCCACTTTTAACATCCAGAGCTTGTACTACTCCTAATGTTGGTGACCCTATAGAATCCACATCCACTGCAAGAAAACTATTTCCAGAAGCTCCATTGGCTGTGCCATAAGCATCTTGTTCTGCAATTAAAAATGAAAAACCTTTAGGATCGTATGCTGTTCCACTTACTGCCATTTCTGACTCCTTTTCTTATTTAATTAATTTGCTTCAAAAGTCTGCACATTTAAAGTAATTACTGCTCTCATTTTACCTTCATCCTCATCTTTCTGATATTCAATGGATTCAACTTCTCCACCAAAATAATCATCTCCATCTTTAGCATTGTTATCTGGAGCAAATAACCTTTTTATATGTTCAGCTATATTTGATACTTGTTTAAAATTTTTAACATTTATCTCTCCCCCTAAATTTATTTCATAAGTAATTGTTATTGATACTTGTCTTTGTTGTCCATTTGCAAATGTCTCTACAAGTGTATCTGCTAGGGGATTAATAACAATACTAGATGAACCTTTATGAGTGTCCATATAAACTGGAATAGATAACTCTCCACCTAAAATTTTTCTCATATTAGATATGACTTTATCATAGATAATATTTGTGTAATCAATAGGCATTAGATTCTACCTACTCTTCCATATTTAACTGGTTGAACTCTTGTGCTAACTCTGGGGTTAATCTCTAGCTCCCATTCATCATTAGTTGTATATACCCCATCAGAAGCCATTATTTCCATGTTTTTTCCTGCCATATCCCAGTTTCCACTTAAAGTCTCAGTGTCTATTATTTTGTTAATTTTTAAGCCATTATCAGCTTTTCCAAACACATCAAAAGTAATACTAGAAGCTGATCCATAACTCAAAGTCCCTCCAGATGTTATTATAATTTTTAATTTATCCCACTCACTTGGAACACCTTTAACATCTATAATTGATCCAGTAGTGTTTGAGTCTATTGAAACTTCTCTGATAATTCCAGCAAGTTTCTCACTTGTTTCATCTTGATATAAAACAATGTGTCCATTTCTAACTTTATCTAAATCCCCAGTAGCTTCATCATTAGTGACTCTAGCTTTTAACTCATTTGCTTTGTCTAAATCATAGGGAGCTATCAAATAATAACAAGCCATAGCGGCAGTGCTTAAAACAATAATCTCTGGAAAATCATGTCCAGTAGATGAATTTGTTGAGACTCCTTTTCTTTTATAGATAGGAACTCCAGCAACAGATCTAACATAATCACTAGCTCTGCTGATTGCTGTGCTAATATGAGTGCTAAAATCAGTGCCACTTTCAACAATACTAGAGTTTAATGTATTTGCTGATCCTCCTTGTTGATATAACTCAAGTAAATCAGTTGCAGAATTATATTTATATTCATTATCAGCATTAGGAGTGTCTGTCACTACAGTCATTTCAACACCATCAACATATAGCTGGTCTACTGTTCCAGAATCATATAAATAAAATAAATGAGTTGTACCACTAGCAACAAAATTACTGGGTAAAATTCTTTTAGAATCATATTGATCAATATTAGGGACTAAAAATCTTAAATCTGCACTATCGCAATAACTAAACTCACTCATGCTTCTGCCTCTGGTCTTATAGGGTTTTCAATTATTTCTATTTCTATCGTTTTAATTTTTTCTATTAATTCTAATAACAATTCTTTTTCCTCATAACACTGATTGTCTATAATAATATTTGTAATGTCAAGATGCTCTGCAATTTGTTTACATCTTAATATTATATCAAAAGCATTATAATCAGATTCTAATTTTTCTATATTTGAGATCTTTTCCATTTTAAATATTCTGCTCCCTCATAAGGGTCAAAAATTGTTGTAATTAATCTATTATCATCATCCTCATATCTTGGGTCAATTATAGTTACTGGACAATTAAAAATGTTTTTGTCATCTAATCCATTTTTATTAGCATACTCATCCATCCTTTTAAATGAACCCACTTGGATTGCATGAGAAATTAAGCCAGAACTGGGATCTTTTAAAACTTGATAACCAGAAACATGTATATGACCAGCAGTTAATATATGATCCCTCCACCCCATCTGGACTGCTCTACTAACTGCATGAGCTGTGTTCCACATTGAATGACCTTTAAATTGGTGTCTGGCATTTATCCTTACTTGTCTTTTATTAGGGAATTTTAGGTTAATTCTACAGCCATGATTACTATAAACTGTTTCACTATTTCTTATAATAAACTCAAGTGGATCTCCATCTCCAGACCAGACATCATGATTTCCACCCACTAAATAAAGCCACTCTAAGGATTTAACAAAATGCTCTGATAACATCCATGACTCTTTAGCTGTTGTTGTTTGATTAGCATATAATCTGGCTAGTCTACCTATCCAGTTATTTTGGATGTCTCCTAAGTTACCAGCAAACATTCCTTCTGTTTTATTAATCAATTTAGTTAGTCCAAATATTTCAGATAAATCAGTTCCATCATCATCAACATGGGGATCACCAAAATGAGCAATTCCAATCGGCCCATTAATATTGATATTTATATTTACTAGCTTTTCATAAAAATCTCTTTTCTGTTTTACCTTAAATTTTTTAATTCTGTATTTAATTAAATCATCAATATCCATTTCTTTATTTGGTGGATATTTTTCTTGATTGAAATCTTTATTAAAAATTATGTTTGTTCTTGTGCTTCTTCTTTTGCAGTTTAAACAGAAATATCTTTGTTTTTTATGTTGTGTTTTTCCATCTCTATGAATTTTTACAGAATTACAATAAAAGCAACTTACTACATTCTTATCAGAATCATATATTAAAGAGCCTTTTTCTTTCTGTTCTACTTGCATATCTTTATGAATTTTTCTTGTGTTCCTTTTCCATAAATAGTATTGTAATAAGTTTTCCAGTAAAAAGCTTGTTCTTTTAAAGTTTTTGGGAGGGGTTTGGGAACTCTTCTATAGTGCATCCTGCACATGATAACACTAAAAGCAATATTAGTGGTTAATAAAAACTCAAGATCTTTTTTATCAGCAGTTGGCAAAACATAATGATTTAAAAAACAAGCCTCCTCTATTTCAGTCAATAGCTTTGGTCTATGACATAAATAGTTTTTACATATATCTATTGCTGTGTCCCCCTCCATTTGAAAGAATCCCCTTGCAATAGGTTTTCCAAGTTGCATTAAATACTTATAATTAGACTCAACTAAACCAGTGTTGTAAATTAAATTTACTGCATCATTAGAGTAGTATTTTTTGTCTAATCTTTTTAGAGTATCTTTTATTATCTTTAAGATCTGAGCTTTATTCATTACTTCTTTTTTCTTCTCATCATTTTATTTTTTTTCTTTTTAGGTCTACCAACCTTACTTCCATAAGTTCCTTTTCCTTGTGGCATTATCTAGCTCTCCTTACTTTTTTTCTTGTTGATTTACTATACTTAGCAAACTGTTTTCCAGCTTTACTAGCTTTTCTCTTTTTCCTATTTTCATAAGCTTTTTGACTTGGGGTCAAAGATTTTCTAACACTAGCTGGGAGATATCTACCCCTTTTTCTTCTAGGTTTTTTCTTGTCTCCCTTAGAAATATAATCCCATTTTTGATCAGTCCATCTTTTTAAACTTCTTTGAGACTTTTTTAAAGCCATTATTTATAGCCTCCACCCCTTTTTTTATATTCTCTTGCTAACATCTGAGCCTTACGCCCGCTCCACTGCCCAGCTCTTCCACCTTTTGACCCTGCTTTTATTTTATAAAAAAGTCTTTTTCTCATAGTTGGTTTTGTATAATTACCAGCTTTATTGACTGTTGATTTTCTTCTTTTTTTTCTTCTTGCTACCATTTTACTTTATTTGCCCAATAAGCCGCACTTAAACGACCTTTTGCTATGTTTTTGGCATGTCTAGCCTTAAAAGATTTTCTTTTTGCTTTCATCCTTGCTGACTCTCCTTTTTTAGGTTTTCCAGCAGTTCTCGCTCCTTGTTGCCCAAATCTAATTAATTTAATCGTTGATCCAGATTTTGCCAAAACCACATGACTTTTAGTTTTATGTCTTGGAGTTCTTTTTGGTTTGTTAAATCCTTTTAATCCAAATCTTTTTAATCTAGGATCTCTAGCCACTATTTTTTTTCTTCTTCTAAAATCTTTTTTATTTTAACAATCATATCATCATCTTTTTTAGATGGAGTAATTTTTGCAACCATACCAGCAAACCAAAGTATAGCACCAGCCTTTCCTCTTTTTGATACTTGCCTTTCAATCCATTTACTAAGTAAACTCATTTAATTCTCCTTTTTTAACATTTTTTTTAATCCATCAAATAAAACATCTAATAGAATATCATCTTTATCAGATGGGGACATTTTTACAGCTTTTTCTAAAACCATAAAAGCTAATAAAACCCACTCCCAGTTATTGCTTAACCATTCCATTTTTTATTCCTTATATTCATAATTAATAAATATATACTTAAAAGAGCCACAATTACCTGCAAAACCTCATGAATACCAGATAGGTGAACTAAGTAATTACTAAAAGAAATTGAGGCTATTTTGAGGCTATCCACGACTCCTCCCATTCATCTTTCCACTCATGTAACTAATTTTATCACTAAGGTCATCAACTTCCTTCATAACTGCCTCATGCCTTCGATCTAGTTTATCATTTATGTTTGTTTTAAAATTATTTACAGAATCAATTAACTTAACACAAATGCTCATAGTGTTTGTCATTTCAGTTGAAAGCTTTGCTAAGTCTGTTTGAATTTCATCAATTATAGTTGTTTGTGATTTGTTTTCTTTTATTAGGCTTGTAATCATAAAGCCAAACAAAATCATACAACAGCCAATTACTCCTAATTCGCCGTAAGCTTCTATAATTGAAGATGTGTCCATTTATTTAGTAATAACCTTTATTTGCTCAAATTTTGAATGTTTATAACACCATATAGAACCACTATAAATGTTTGAATTATAATAATGACTTATAGAATCTTGATCTATGATTTCTTGAAATACATTTGAAGAATAATCTTCATCAAGTGCATGACCCATAATAGACCATCCAGAGCATCCAATTATAGTTGAAAGCAAACACCCCACAAAGACAAACTTTATGGGGATGTTGTAGGATGTGGTTTGGTTATTATTTTTCTTTTTTTTCTTCAATTAAACTCTCTCTAAACATTTGTATCAATGCACCTTTTGTAACTTCTAACTGTTCTCCAAGAAAACCATTTGACTGGATCTTATCATTTACATTTTTTAAATGAAAATAAATACCTTTTTGTTTTTCACTCATGTCATCAAAAAAGTATCCTTTGTCATCTAGCGTTAATTCTGGCTGTTTGTCTTTTTTATTTTTAGCCATTATTGACTCCTATTGTTATTGTTTAAAGTTTTTTAAAATCCTCTATCGCTAATGCAAGACCATCACTATGTGCTTTGGCTCTAGCCATTTCATCATCATATTTTTTCTTTTCATTTTCTAATTCAGCAAGTGAGTATTCTCTTTCTGAATCTGGCATAGCTTTACCAGTTTCAGAATCCCAACGCTTACATACACAAGCAATATAACTTTGCTTTACTGCATCTTGTTTCTTTTGAACTACCTCACCAGCTTCATTCTTAATTTCTTTTTTAGCTGGAGATATTTCTCTTTCTTTTTTAGCAAAATCTGCTGTTTTGCCTTTTTTATCTTTGTATTTTGCCCAATTCATTTTATTCCTCGTCTGCTTTTAGTTTATCTGACCACGCTTTTTTAACAGCATCAGTCCAAATTGCACCAGCTAACGCCTTAATCTCATCTGATTCAGAAGAAATATCCATATCTGGTGTTAATACTTTTCTATGGTAGGAATATGATATTTCCTTACCATCCTCTATTATTGAAGTTTTAGTACGAACATTGATATGCTTGTACTCTCCTCTAACTTCATAATCATCTTTTATTTGTTTTTCTAAAGCCATTTTAACTCCTTGTTATTTGTTCCATTTAATTATCCAATTAAAAATTAAATTAAATAAGTTATTGTGAATGTTAATGTATTTGAACCAACATCAGTATTTGTATAGCTAACAAAAGCTCTATCTCCATTACCATCATTATAATAAAATGCTAATTGACCACTTCCAGCATTTCCTAAAGCATAAATCATCGTGCTTTCACTAAAAGCTGTAAATCTGAAATTTGCAACTCCAGTTGGAAAACTATTTGTTGCAAAATTAAATGGAACGCCACTTAAAGTAAATGCATCTCCACCTCCTCCAGAATCATCAAATCCAATGTTCCCTTCAAGTGTAACAACATTTCCTATTTTAGTATATACTGCTCTTGTCACAGTTATAGAACTTGGTGCATGACCACTTCCAGAAACAAAAGCTGGTGTCCAAGTACCTTCTTCATAATCATCTAAGGTATTTGCATCTGCACTAGCTGATTGAGTATCTGGAAAGTTTACTCCAGCACAATGAACTGTTGCTCCACTATCTTGTGACATATAAACATCTGTATGAGAAGCATTACCTAAAACAATTTTATTAGACCCTTGCCCTATTGCTTCTCTACCAATTACAATAGAGTTGCTATCTGTATTTGTTCCAACATCTGCACCAGCACCTATAATAACATTGTTTTCACCAGAGCTTATTAAATCACCCGCAAGATGTCCGATACAAGTATTTTCATCAGTAGCCTCATTGTTGCCATTTGCGAGGGCATTATAACCTATGGCTGTGTTTCCTAATGCACCTCCGGGTATTGACCCAGCCGCACCATAACCAACTGCTGTATTTTGATTTCCAGTAGTATTTGCATCCATAGCTTGATAACCAATAGCTGTATTTCCTTGACCACTTGTTAAAGAATAAAGTGCTTGATGTCCAATAGCAATAGTACCAGTTTGACTATTATTTGTAACTCCATTCATAACATCAGAACCAATTCCTATGTTTCCAATAACAGAGCCTTGTCCCCCTTGCATGGCATTTTTCCCAATAAGCACATTATCATGTGAAGCATCGTTGTCAATGGAATACCCAGCTTGACTTCCAATAACAACATTAAAATCTTCTCCACCATTTGCTGTAAACATAGCTTCATAACCAATAGCAGTATTTCTTTGTCCAGTAGTTTGACTAGTCATAGCTCTATATCCAATAGCAACTGACTTATCACCAGATGTAATTGAAGCTCCAGCACCATGTCCAATTCCAACTGTGCCTAAAGCGGCAGTTGTCATTACGCCATTTAATGAGCCATAACCTATTGCAACTGTGCTTAAAACTTCTTGTGAAGAGCTTCCAGATGCAGTTCCTACAGCGACATTATATCTTCCAACTGTAATTGCATCTAATGAACCAGACCCAACAGCAGTGTTAGAGGCTTCTCCATCAAAGTTTTGATTTAATAAAGCGTTGTACCCTACAGCAGTTGAGTGAGTACCAGTGTCCTCTGAACCTAAAGCACTTGAACCAATAGCTAAATTAGCATCTCCAGAGGTAATATCTTCTAATGCCTTATATCCAATCGCAATATTGTTTTGCGCTCCAGCAACAGTTCCAGTCCCCATAGCCAAATCACCGATAGCAACATTACCATCTGAACCATTATCAGAACTAGCATTAAAAGCACTTTTACCAAATACTGTATTATTTGAATTACTATCATTATTACTTAATGAAATTCGAGTGTTGGCATCTAATTTTAATACTTGAGTTAAATTAGTATAAAAGCCAAGAGATTCTGATGATGCAGTAGGGTTTAAATCAGCTTGTATATATGTTCTGATTCCACTATTTGAACCAAATAAAATAAATTGATCTGAGGTGTTTGGAGATAATAAATGAATATTTGTATCGCCATTATTTTCAACAACCAAAGGAGAATTTGAGTTTGCATCTACAGTTCCAGCACTTCCTTTATGAATGTGAAGCGTATTGTCTGGAGAAGTAGTGCCAATCCCTACACTACCCCCCTCTTTTACTACTAAACCATTAGAGCCATATACTGAAAGTTCTGCGTAAGCATCTGTACCAGTATCATAGTAATAACTAAGAGCCAAAGAATCTCCATTATTTGCGGCTTTTCCCATCCATTGAGCAACATATTCTCCATCAGCATCTACTGCTCTGAAAAGTTGTACAATACTACCAGAACTTGTAGCTGTGCTATTCACATGAAGCGTAGTAGCTGGAGAGGCAGTTCCAATCCCGACATTTCCATCTATTATTTGCAAAGGTTCATTTAATGTGCCATCTTTTGTAACACCAAATTTCATGTGACCAGAATCAGCATCACTTGAATCCCATGTTGAAATTCTGCCAATTTCATTTGTGCCATTATAAAATTGTATTAATGCAGTAGGACTTCCATTACTTGTTGCAGTAGTTCTTTTTAACTCTAAATATGGATAATTACCTTCAAATCTAACAAACATATCACTAGAATCTTTAACATGCAATAATCTATCTGCTGAACAATTAATCCCAACAAGTCCAGTATCAGAAATATTTATTCTTTGAACTCCATTAGTTGCTATGCCTAAAGCGTTGTTACTGGGTAAAAATAATCCAG